ACCCACCGTATGGGGTTAAGCTTGATATGTCATGGCGTGATACCGCCAAACCTGACGGTAGCAAAAACAATAAGAATTTAGTTAAGAACGACGACCGGGCTGATTGGTACGATACTTATGTATTATTTCCCGGCGCTATAGCTTACGTGTGGCACGCTAGCGCCTTTACTGATGTGGTGATGGCTAACCTAAGGGATGCAGGTTTTGAGTGCAAACAGCAAATTATATGGCGTAAAAATGCGTTTGTTTTGGGTCGCGCTAATTATCATTGGCAGCATGAGCCGTGCTGGTATGCTGTCAAAAAGGGTGGAAAGTCAAACTGGAAGGGAGATCGCAAACAAACAACCGTCTGGGATTGTGACGCCCCCAACCGTAGCGGTTCATCCTCAAAGGATGACAAGACCGAACACCCTACTCAAAAGCCGGTAGAATTATTCTCACGCGCCATAACACATCATACCAACCCGGGCGAGTATGTTTACGATCCGTTTGCGGGTAGCGGTACTTTGATGGTAGCGTGTGAAAAGACCCAGCGGCGTGCGTTAATGATGGAGCTAGATCCGAAATACTGCGATATCATTATTCAACGCTATGAGAATTACAGCGGCAAAAAAGCCGTAAGAGAGGCTAAGGATGGCCACACCGAAATCAGGGAAATCGAAGCCCCATGAGCCTACGGACAAAACACGGGCCGAGGTCGGCGCACTTGTTAGTTTTGGAAATACTCAAGCAGAAATAGCAGGCCATCTCGGTATATGTGAGGATACCCTCGCTAAATATTACCGCGATGAGCTTGACAATAGCGTGGTACGTGCCAACGCCAAGGTAGCCGCGAAACTATTTCGTAAGGCCACCGAGGGGGATGACCTATCCGCTATGATTTTCTGGTTAAAGACGCGGGGTAAATGGCGCGAGAAGGATGATAGCCAACAAACGCCTGCCGATAAATTGTTTATGGCGTTGATTGATAAGCTGGTGGATTGATGATTTATATACCCATTGATGTACAGTTACGAATGATACGTGAGGATCTAGCAGAGATTAAACAACATATTTGTGGCCATTATCCAATGATGAGCTGGCCATGTTGCCCTGATTGCGGGGATGAGTCATGTTTTCAATTTTCTAAGTGCGTTAAAAAATGTCCTGATTGTGAGTTAGCTAAGGCCAGTGGGCTGGCTAATACTTGCACTAAACATGCGCCAGAATTTGCTATGAGGATTCAATTTCCATTGTAAAAGGATGCGGACAGGATGTCTGAAGAAAAACTGATTAAGGTATTAAAATCACTGCCGCTATTCGCTAAAAACTTTCTTATCATTCACGATAAGTCAGGGGCTGAGAAGCACTTCGTCTTTAACCGCGCACAACAATACATCCATGAACGCCTCGAGGCGCAATTAGCGGCCACCGGTAAAGTGCGTGCCTTGGTACTTAAAGGACGCCAGCAAGGCGTTAGTACCTTAATTCAAGCCCGTTTCTTTCATAAGACCGTCACTAAGCGCGGTAAAAAATCATTCATCCTAACCCACCATGCGGACTCAACGCGTGCTTTGTTTGAGATGACTAAGCGCTATAGTGAAAATATTGTCGCCCCATTTCCCCAGCCTGATAAGAAAAACGATAACACCTTAATGTACGAGGGCCTTGAGTCCGGTTACAGGGTAGGTACGGCAGGCAGCGTCGAGGTAGGGCGGGGGATGACCAACCAATATTTGCACCTCTCTGAGTATGCGTTCTATAAGGACGCGGCAAAAATTGGCATGGGGTTAATGAATACGGTCGCCGAGATTGATGATACCGAGGTGATTAAAGAGTCTACCGCTAACGGGCAGGCTAACGACTTCTATTCAGACTGGCAGGCCGCAAAGAACGGGTCAAGCCGCTATCAAGCAATATTTGTGCCGTGGTATTGGCAGGATGAGTATTGTATCGACGATGCAAGTTTCGTGCCAACCGATGAGGAGCGCGATTGGCTGGAAAAGTTCGGTGAAAACGGTCTTAAGCCGGGCCACCTTAACTGGCGGCGTATTAAGCTACAGGATATCAAGGGCGACCACGAACAAAAGTGTAGAAAGTTTAAGCAAGAATATCCCTTTACTGATGACGAGGCGTTCTTATCGTCCATTACTGATACATTTATTAACGTTGAACACGTAATGAAGGCCCGGAAAACTCAGGTGGATAGCCACTCCAACCTTGTTTTGGGTGTAGATCCTGCCCGTATGGGTGATGATAGAATAGCAATAATTAGACGCCGTGGCCGTCGTGCCTATGGCCTTGAGACGCATTACAATATAGATTTAATGCAATTAGCAGGCATAATTAAGCGCATCATTGACAAAGAGGAGCCTAAGCGGGTTTGTATTGACTGTATAGGAATTGGTGCGGGTGTAGTCGATAGACTGCATGAGTTAGGTTACACTGATATTGTGTTAGGGGTCAATGTGGCATGTAAGCCCGAAGATCCCGCACGCTATAAAAACACACGCGCCGAGCTTTGGGATAGGGGGCGCGAGTGGCTAATACAAGATATGCCGGTAGAAATACCCGATAGTGACGAGCTACAGACTGATTTATGTGGGCTAGGCTACAAATACGACTCGAGCGATAAGCTACAGATTGAAAGCAAGATTGATGCCAAGAAACGCGGCCTGCTTTCACCTGATTGTGCCGAGGCGTTTATATTAACTTTTTTTGGTGGAGAATATGTAGTGGACGGTGGCTATCAGGTCAACCGTCTCCCCGACCATACGGCAGGTCGGCTGATTTAAAGTGTTAAGTATGGATTGCTTATAAACACATAACAAGGGACTGAAATGGCCAGAAAGAATGAGAAAATAGCTCGTCAAGCCCGTATTGCATGCGAAAAATGGCGCGGGTATTTTAAACAAAATATTGACTTATACCACATAATGCACACCTTCGTTCTAGGCCAGCAATGGGATCAGGACGAGGAGGACGATATGATTAAAACATTTCGTAAGGTGCCTCTAACCGCGAATAAGCTTGGCACCATGTCCAATAGCTTACTAGGCGAGCAACAACAAAATACCCCCCAGCTACAAGTAGTCCCCATGACCGGGTGCGATGAGAAGGTAGCCTCGTTACGCGAAATAATCACCAAAGATATTATGTTTTCATCCGATGCCACCACCGCCTATCAGGTAGCCGCAGGCCAGGCCGCAATAGGTAGCTTCGGAGCCTTCTTGGTTGATACAGATTATACCCACTCAAAATCATTTGATTTAGATATTAAATACCGCTATTTCAAGGACGCCACCCGATGCTATTGGGATGTGGGCGCTGAGAGCATCAACAAAACAGACGGCACGCTTTGCGGCTATGTATCGCGTATGACACGAAAGAAGTTTCGCGAGATGTACGGCAAAGATGTGGATGACTCTATAGGCGCGGGATTAATTGCGGCTACAGAGGAGGAGGTAGCGCTTGCGGTACAGCCTAACGAAACAGACGACCCCTTTACATGGGCCGATGATGAGTCGGTATCCATTATCCATCATTACGTGCGTAAGTATGAAAAAGATATGCTCTACAAAATGTCCAACGGTAAGGTCTATAACCAAGAGGAGATGGACGAGCTTATTGAGAAATCGAAAGATATTAACGCGCGTAATCAACAAGCTGAGTTCGAACAGCAGTTAATGGGTGGGCAAAATTTGCCCAATATGAACAACCCCGAACAGATGATGGGGCAAACACCTCCAGAAATGGGTCAATTAGCCCCGCAGACAGGCGACGGATTTGGTGTTACGGGTGACCACGATATATTGCCGCAGGAAAATGGCATGGATGTTGACCGTTACAATCAGGGTCAAGAGCTTGCGGTGGAAACCGATCCCGATACGTTTGAGACGATGGCCTTATGGGATGAGGGTGAAATAGTTCGTATTGAGGATAAGCGCCCCTCCAAGAAACACAAAATTATTCATTACAAAATAGCCGGGGATTATGAGCTTGATAAAACCGAGTTCCCCTCCGAACAATTGCCCATGCCATTCGTTGATAACAACTCATACTATGACAAAACAGGCAAGCAAATTTGTCGCTCATTCTTTGGAGATTGCCGTGATACACAGCGATACATCAACTATTTGCGCACACAATCAGCGTACATACTCAAGGTTAGCCGTTACGATCAGTGGATTGGCAGCAAGAAGAATGTCGCGAGCCTCGATACTCAACGAAACTGGCGCGACCCTACAGCCATCCAAGGAATGCTCACTTATGACGAATCAGCCTCCGGCGCAAAACCTGAACAAATCAGACCGCCTGAACTCTCCGCATCATTGTTCCAGCAATACCAGCTTGCAATCGAGGACTTATACACCTGTACGGGCCTTTACCCTGCACGCATGGGGAATAACGGCGACGAGGCAAGCGGAAAAGCTATCGATGCAAGAACAAGACAGGGAAGTTACTCGACTTATGTGTTTTTTAACTCCGTCAACCGTGCCATAGCGGTCGGGGGTGAAATTGTTAACGAGATGATACCGCGTGTTTATGATACCGAGCGGGTTATGACGTTAATGATGCCGGATGAGGGCATGAAAAACATTACTATCAACAAGCAGACTGATGAGTACGGGGAGCAAATTGAAAACGATATCCGTAAGGGAACGTATCAGGTTAGGCTTAAGCCGGGGCCGTCCTATGAGGGACAAAAAGAGCAGGCATTACAGTCATTACAAGACGTGCTGCAAGCCGATCCCACCGCGTTTAATCTTATTGCCGACCTCTACGCTGAAAACTTGCCTCTTGCTAATACTCTTGAAATTAAAAATAGACTTAAGACACGTGTACCCCCGCAGATAATTGAGGCAGGGAAAACGGGCGAGATGCCACAGCAACAAGGGCCATCACCTGAGGAGCAAGCCGTTCAAGTGCAACAACAAGCGCTTCAAGTCGATCAACAATACAAGCAGGCACAAATTCAAATTAAGCAAGCGGAGCTTCAGCTTAAAGAGAAAGAAATGCAGGCCGAGATTGAAATTGAGCGCATGAAATTAGAAATTGCCCAGATGGAGTTAGCGGGCAATATTGAGGCTGAGAAAATGAGGTATATGTCTGAAACCGATAGGACTCAATCGGATACGGCCATAGCCCATGCGGACAATATGGTAAAAATTCTAACCCACAAGGTTAGTTAGTTTTAAAGGATTTAAACTAAAAGAGAGAGGGAGCTATGAGTATAAGCAGTATTGACGATCTATTGATGGGCGGTAGTTCAGCCCAACACCCCATGCCTACGGAGGAGAAGTTTCAAGACGAACCGGAGCCTATTGATGAGCTTGAACACGACGAGCCTGATGATGATTATTCACAGGACGACGAGCCTCAAGATGACGGTGTCGAGGACGACCCCTACGGCGCCGATGAGCCTGAAGAAAAACCTAAAAAGAAACAACAAACAGAGCTTGACGAGTACGGTAATGAGCAAGAGCCTGCGCGAATGTATACGGAGGCCGAACACAAAGAGCTTTTAAATAAGGCAATTCGTGAACGATTTGATAGATTTCAGCGCAATAACCCTGATGTAACGCCGGTCGTATCACAGCAACAGGTACAGGCGCAATCGAAAGGGTTTGAGTTCGATCCCGATTCCGATCAAAGTCTACCGCAACAGCTTGAAACATTTATTGAACGCACTGTTACCAATATGACCAGTAAGCGTGATAACGAGGCCCGGCAAATAAAAGAGCAGGAAATACAGGCAGAGTTTGAGGAAAAATTCACTAGCGGCATGAGTAAGTTTAGGGATTTTAGAGACGTTATGGTCTCATTACCCTTTGAAATTACTAACC